AATGGAGTTTGTACACCTCGGCGCGGGTAAAGAACGCTTCCCGTCTGAGGTACACGTGTACAATCCGAATAACCGCACCGATGAAACCTACCTGTAAGGAGTCGCCTAATGTTTAAATTAGTGCAGAAACTTGGTGCGCTCGTAGTGCGCCTGTATCGAGCTGAGGCTACACGCCTTGTAAAGCAAGCTGATGCCCAAGCTAAGGACGCGGAAAGCGCTGTACAGTCCGCACAGGAGCTTCTACGACGTTCCGATGACATGGTACAGGCATCTCGGGAGTCACGCCTGAGTGCTCAGGAAATCCATGACAAAGCCAACCAGATGGAGAATCTATTTTGATTAAGTACGCATTAGTGGGTGCCTTCTTAGTAATGCTGGCCCTGAAATTGGCCGGTACTATCACCCTGTCGTGGTGGCTGGTCGTGATGCCGTTGCTGGTGCCATTTATCTTGTTACTGGCGCTTGGCACTATCGTGGGTACTGTAGGCACTGTAGCGGCAGTCTGGAGTAAGCGTAAACGTAAGTGACGCACTGATGCATCCTGAGGGGTGCATCGTTGTTCTCACTGGAGACAAACATGAATAGTATAAACAGGCTTGCCAGCCTTTGGAAGCACAGGCCAGAGCCAAACCGCTACGCAGCGCAGTCATGGGCTAACGCCATGCACGTCCTGCGGGAGCGATACAACCAAGTTAAACAGGAGGCCATGAACTATGGCATTGCCACAAGTACCAACAATCCCAGTTTCAAAGGACGTCAAAATCCTGACCGCGGGCTACAACGACTCGGCGTTCAATGCCGATGTGGGCGCAGCCATTCTCGCTGAACACAACAGTAAAAAGCGTGCCATCATGAAGCAACACTATCGCATGAAGGCGACACGTGTAGGCCTGTCATTAGAGGCTTACTGCTACCGCTTCGGTATCCGAGGTATTGTATGAATCTATACAGAGTGCGTATGCCACACCAACGGGTTGTTGCGTGGTACCGCGGATGCCAAGGCGGGAGGCTGGAATTCTTCAGCTCGTACAGCTCTCATTGGCGCCCATCTAAATACACACTGGAAACCTATCCAGACGCTCTCCATTTAGTAGGTACTAATGTGAGGTTCAAATGAAACGAATTATTTTAATCATAACCCTTTCTCTGAGCGCCTGTGCGCCTGCTCACGCCGTCCAGTCAGAAGCCTTGGTGTTTACCGATGCTGATATCATCCAACCGTCTGGTGGCCTTCCTGCGTGCATTGTGGAGGTGCCCGAGGCTACATTCGTGGCACCGCTGCCATGTCGGGACGTTATGCAGTCTGTCCTGTCCCGGTTCAAGAAACTGCACCCCGGTACGCCATACACCATTGAACTGAATGGCGAAAGCCTAAGCGGGGCTTAATGTCAAAATGTACTGACCACGGTCAGAAGGGCAACCGCTGGGGTTATGGTATGACGCGTCGGCGCATCGCCGGTGTGTCGTATAACCTAGCCCTGCACCGCATAGCGTACGCCAACCACCACGGGTTGGATGTTACCGCCATGCCCTACATTATAAGACACACGTGTGACAACCCACGTTGTGTGAACCCGGAACATTTACTTGCGGGTACAGTTGCGGATAACTCCCGTGATATGGTTGAGCGGGGCCGCTCATTAATCGGTGAGCGTAATATAAAGGCCAAGCTATCCAGTCATGAAGTGGCTGCAATCCGAACCGTGTACGCTGCGGGAGGTGTACGGCAGGTAGATTTAGCCACACAGTATGGTGTTAGCCAACGCGCCATAAGTATGATAGTGCGTAAGGAGCGCTGGTCTCATGTCTAACTGGTCGCAATTCTATGCTGGACGCTGTAACGCCCGGTACAAGCAGCACGTACGCACTAAGTACGCCCCGTTCATTCAAGCCATAGCCCATGCAGGGTGGGGCGTTGCACGTCATGGTGTGCGTCCTGTGCTGCGTGAAGAGGGTGCGGGTATCGGCACGGTTACGGCTGTACTTCACTCCGATTTGAACTATCGTGCGGACTATCGCATGTTCGACCTAGACTTTGAGCAGGCGGCTCTCGCCAGCCATAACACTGGTATGTTCTGCGCTGTGGGTAATATCTTAGAAGCCCACTCTAAGGTCGATGTCATACACTCACACGGGGTGCTGGAACACTTCTGTGATTCAGACATTCAACAGATTGTACAACGCCAGCAGGAGGACGCCAGCCATGCTGTAGTTGCGTACGTCCCGTCCCGCCGGTACAAGACACCATCCTTTGGTGATGAAAGATTACTCTCACTGGGTGAATGGCGTAACATCGCTAAACCAACCCACTCATTCGACTTCAATCAAGGCTATGACATCTGCCTTATGTGGATAAAATAGGTGACTCATGATTACTATCGTAGAACCAACCAATCCGGAACGCGTAGCAACTACAACCCGAGAGAACCTCCAGAAACTGGTGCAAGCGTCTGCCGATAAAGCGGAGCGGGTTATTGTTGACTTGACCAAGGAAGAGATTTCGGTCATCAAGGAGCGCGTGGCATGTACATTCACCGGCGAAGAGCAGACTGAGGCTGAGCTGGCGATTTCTCTACAGGCCAGCCTAATTAATGGTGCTGGTACACTGTTCCCGCGTGAGTACTATACCAGTGAGCGGGCTGCGATGTACACGTACGCTTTAGAAGCGGCCTTTGGGCTGGTTAAGAAAGCTAAGTTCACCCGTGATATTCAAAAAGTACTCGTGACCACGTTGCATAGATGGGGTGATGTTGCATTGAATTGGGCGGACGTGTTTGAGGCACCGCGGGGAACAACCGGTGGGCAAGATGAGCTTGTGCGGGTATGTATTATGGCCAAAGCTAAAGACCCGGTACGTGTCATCAGCACGAATGCGTGGGTTGAAGATTTCACCTACTCGTATCACTCAAACTACCAGTACCCTGACTCACACTGGTTGATACCGTACGCCACGTCGGATGGCCCGTGGATTGCTGGCATACTTGACTACAACGATTTGGGTAAGGCGAAATTCATCCGCCAACGCCTTGGCGCATTCCTGTCCAGTCTTGGACATGATGATTTGGTTGTGCGTGCATCCGTTGAGCGGCACAAACGCCTCTTAGCAGTAGGTGATCTCACGGTGTATCCGAATGATATTCCTTGGGGTTACGTGTACAGTGACGTGTGTACTCACGGCTCCTGCATGTCCGGTGATGCTGATAATTTCGAAGGGCACCTGCATCCGGTAGATGCATACTCTAGCGCACACTGGGGCAGCGGCGATAACAATCTGGCGTTGGTGCTGAGTGCAGATGGCACATCCCGTGCTATTCTGAACACGGATACTATGAAGTACGTCCGCTGGTACGGGGAAGACCGTCATCAAGTAGCGCTTGATGCGCTGGGTTGTGAAGAGGATAGCTGTGCTCTTAGTGGTTCATGGCTGGCAATGCTTGTGAATGAGCACGACTCCGGCCAAATTATTGGGCCGTACATAGATGGCAGCCTTGACAATGGGCGTATTGACACGGATGAAGAGCGTGTGTACTTGTGCCAGAGCGGGTTTGCTATGTCAGAGACCTGCGGGGTATACGATGTGCAGGAACTTGAAGAGCAGGTGACCTGTGCGTACTCTGATGATGAGTATCCAGTGAGTGCATGCACTTGGCTGGATGGGGATGAGGTCTGGATTGCTGATTGCTATAGCAATAAATGGCGCACCTGCCGACTGAGTGGTTTGGCTTACTTGAAGGGCAACATGCAGGAAATCTGCCTGAACGGGAATGACCGCTGGGTTGCAACTGAGCAGCTGAATGAGGCGGACGTTTGGGAAGATGGCAACGGTGACTACTGGACTGCGGAGTACGCAGCCGCAGTGTGGGTAGGTGACCAGCAGTATCGTGAGAGTGAGTGCATCCAGAAGAAGGATGGCACATGGGTTCTGGAGTGTGATTATGTGGAAGAAGACGATGAAGCTGCCTAAAGTACTAGACGCCCTCCTGCGGTTACAACGGCCGCACGGTGGGGTGAATGAAGGGGTGGCCGCGCAGATTGTGAAGGCTGCTGTGTTCGGGTACGGGGATTCCTCTGTGGACTCTTTCGGGAACCTGCGCGTAACCATAGGCAAGACTGGATTATGGTTCACCTCCCACCTTGACACTGTGCATAGGGACGATGGGGTACAAACCCTATCACTGATGGCTGACTCTAACCTATTGGTCGCGGATAACGCTGACGGTAAACCGTGCATCCTTGGTGCGGATGATGCCGCTGGGGTGTACCTCATGACTGAGATGATTCGCGCTGGCAAGCCGGGGAACTACATGTTCTTCTTAGGTGAAGAGTGTGGTGGGCTTGGCTCGTCCGACTTCATACGACGGAACCAGACTATCTCAGCCGATATCTGTGTATCGTTTGACCGCCGTGGTTACTCCGATGTTATCACACATCAGGGTGGTTGGCGTACAGCGAGCGCTGAGTTCGCCCGTGCGTTGTCCAGTGCGCTGAATGGTCATGGGTTCAAGTACAAACCTAGCGATGCCGGGTTGTACACAGACTCACGTGAGTTCGCGGAGCTGGTGCCGGAGTGTACTAATATTTCGGTAGGTTACTTCGATGAGCATACCTCACGTGAGGCGCTGGATATCGAGCACTTGTACGCCCTGCGTGACGCTGTACTTGCAATTGACTGGGGCGCTTTACCCGTACACCGTGTTCCTGCACCGGATGATTGGATGCAATCGTGGAACATGAAGTACGGTGATGTGAACGGCAACGCATTGGATACCCCTTACACCGGATTGGGTGTGCGTATCTCAACGGCGTTGATTAACCACTACGAGGCACTCCCGCAGGATGTGCTGGAACTTCTGGAAGAGTTGGAGGAATTACTTAATGACTAAGTTTAAACAGGGTGATGTGGTAAGGCGAACTGGGCATGGTATTACTGCTAACTACCGTGGTATGCATATTGGCGATGTTGATACTGTAGCAAATGCTACTGGTAGCCTACATCTGGCGAAGTTCGGTGGTGGTCATGATCCCGCATACTTTGAGTTAGTATGTGATGACCCGCTGCCGGATGTTCCACGTGATGTAGCGTACAATCAGGGGATTGACGCACATACATTGACTGTGCGTGCGCTAGCCGCTAATAAAACTTATAGGGGCCGTCTAGTTATAGGCCTGCCGGGAATATGCACAGTACTAACGCCCGACGATGCACTGAATCTGTGCCATGACCTGCGCCGCATGGCAATGGAAATTAAACGTCAGGACGAGAAAGATGCGTAAGCAAGTACACAGCCGTGTGTGCTCCTGCGGAAAGGGCTATCGTTCACAGGTAGATTTACTCTGCCGGAACTGCCGCTCGAAGGATGAGCAGAAGGCGTTTGATGCGTCCATGCACAGATTAATTTATTCGCCAAACAAACAAACACAGATGGTTATGTTCGGCTTCTATACACCGGACACCCAACCACACGACAAAATTGAGGTGCTGGTAATTGGCTAAAGTAATGGTGTTCACCAGTGCTTCTGGTACTGAGTGGTATTCCCGTGGCGGTGTGATTACGGTATGCAGCGCAGGAGGAATTGCAGCAGGCTTACCTGAGCAACCGGCGAGCCTTCAACACCAGCAACTTCACCGGTTGGTAGACCGTGGCGAAATGAAATTCAAGGAGCTACGGAATGAGTGACAGGCTTCCGCCCGACGAGTGGTTGCCACAAGCTAAGTCGCTTCACGTTGGGCAGAAGCGCCGGGTGCGGCATGGGTTTGAAGCCACTGCCGCTATGGATGTGTACAACAACGGGGACTCATGGACGGCGTACTGCCACCGCTGCCATAAGAATGGCTGGGTTCCGAAACAGCATCAACGGATTCAGGAAGCACGGGTAGAACCAGACCGCGTGCAGCCTGTACCTGCGGACATAATTCACATAACACAAGCAAGTCAGTACGAGCAACGCCGCATTTGGGAATTGCTCGTTCAAAAGGGTTGCCCACCCGGTGTGCTTCCCGAGGAGGTTTTATGGTACAGTCAAAGTTCGAACCGGATACTACTCCGGCAGGGCAAGCAAGCCTTAGGCAGAGCGTTGAGTCCGAAGCAGTTACCCAAGTGGTTGGCGTACGGCGCGTGGTGGAACCAACCGAGGGTATGGTGGACGAGGTACCGGGCTGTAGGGCCGATGGTACTTGTGGAGGATGCGTTAAGTTCCTACAAAGTGGCGAAGGCGATAGAACACTATGCGCCAGAAAGCAACGTAAGCGTGCTAGCAACACTGGGAACTACAATCGTACCATCCCTCATACCCAATCTGGTCGGTCGTGACATTCTGTGTATGTACGACGGTGACAAAGCAGGAGCTGATGGCTCCGCGGCAGTTAAGCGCCGCCTAGCGGTATTTGGTGGTGCGTTCAAAGACATTCGCCCAAGTAGTGGCGACCCTAAAGACATGACACTGGAGGCGATATATGAGCAGCTTCTTTAAGCGTTATCACTGGCATTACGTACTCCTACGTTTGCTGGTACTCGGGCCATTCATCGTACTTCACACTATTGGTGAGTGGGCGTACACAGCTGGGATATGGGTGGATGATAACATCCTACCTGACCCTAACAAGATGGAGGATTAATGGACAGGATAGTTCTCAGTGTACTGCGTGACCGAGGCAAGTTCCGGCAGCTACGCGGAGCAGTACCGGATGACCTCATGGGCCAAGAGACTGTCGCCATGTTGTCGTGGTACTCCGCGTACTTTCAAGCATTCCCCGATGCTACTAATGTAGAGGTAGATGCGCTGCGTAGCCTGTTCATTCTTCGAGCAGGTAGTACCAGCACTCCGGAGCAGCTCGCAGTAATGAAGCTGCTCATTAACAAGCTGGAAGAACCAGTAGACCCGATGGAGGCCGAGGGCATCACTCGTACGTTGTACGAGCGGGATGCCGCAGGTCGGGCGGCGGCGTTGTTGAACCGGTACAACGCAGGGGATGAGGTTGAGATTCTGTATGAACTCGGCCGACTGGCTCAGGAAGGCACTCGGAACACCAATGCCGCATCCCCTAGCTCATACGTTGATACCCCAATTGAGGACTTGCTGTTGGAGTACCAGAACGATCGGGGATTGAAGATGGTCACACTGGCTCTTCAATCGACCGTAGGCGGCCTGCAAGGTGGTGACACTGTGTTGGTAGCCGGTCGTCCTGATAAGGGCAAGACGAGCCTGCTGGCTGCGAATCTGACGTACTTCGCCACACAGCTTAAAAGTTTAGGTCTGGATGGCAGGCCAATCCTATGGCTGAACAACGAGGGTTCTGGTAAGCGTATCGTCCCACGAATCTATCAGGCAGCACTTAAGATAGACTTCGCGGAGCTGGTGCGGTTGAGTAATGCCGGGGAGCTAACCGATAAGTACAACGCCGCGGTAGATGGGCAGCGTATTATCGTGAAGGATTGCCATGGCAGTACCATGGGCCAGCTTGAACAAATCATTGAAGAGTTCAACCCATGTGTGGTGGTGTTCGATATGATGGCGAACTTCCGTATCGGTGGCGTGAACGGTGGGAACAAGACGGATGCAGAGGAGCAGAAGTACCAAGAGATGCGTGAGATGGCTGTGCGGCATGACTTTGTTGGCATGCCTACTATCCAAATCTCCGCGGATGGTGATGACCAGTTGTTCCCACCGTACAGTGCGCTCAAAGACTCCAAGACGGGCGTACAGGGTGCGGTGGACGTAATCCTAATGATGGGCGCTTTAAATGCAGCAGAGGCCGCACAGCTCCGAGGATTCAGTACTCCGAAGAACAAGCGGCAGATGCAAGGTAAACCAAGCAACGTGCAATCACAGGTGTTCTTTGATGCCCCACGTTGCGTATTCGAGGACGGCGCATAATGGCTGAACTATATTCAAAAGAAGACATGACACTGATTAACCAATTCGTTTCCGGACTGGTAGCCCCGCCGGGGCCACATGATACGGACGCTGTACTTGCAGAGCGTATTCAGCGTGCATTCAGAACGGCCCGCGTCATGCTCATTGTGAGCAAAGAAGTGGCAGCGACACAAGCACCTATTAAGCGTGTACGTAAAGGTGGTTAGCATGCACTGGCGACCTACGGCGGTAGACTTATATCAGTGGGCCGCTGACCTGAATCACATGACCCACTCCCCTCGACCATACAGAGAACCAAGACATGGCGAAACAACCACGGTTACTGAAAGTGAACTGCCAGAGACCCACCAACTGGTCAGAGTCACAGATTACACGGGCTATTACCCAACACGGGTACGTCCTCGGTGAGTTCAAAGAAGATGGCTTCCGGTTTCATGCGTTCATCATGGATGGTGATGTGAAGATTGTGACCCGTGAGGGTATCGAGATTCGCTCATTGGAAGACCGGAAGCGATACCTTCGTGGGCTGCTTGAGACGCTCCCTGCGGGCTTCTATGTGGACGGCGAGGTGGTTGTACCGGGCATCCCGTTTGAGCAAGCCAGTGGCATCTTGCGGCGCTTTGAGAAGGTACCTGATGAGTACACCACGATGTTCCATGTATGGGATACCGCGGCAATCACTGCGCTTACCGGTGCTGAAGTATTTGTGGTTCCTTACGTTATGCGCAAGGAATTCCTACTGAAAAAGATGTTGGAAGTTCCCTACCCCAGCATATTTGTGAAGTACACAGAAGCTAAGGTTCTGCACAGTATTCCAGAGTGCCATGAGTTCTTTGAGTTCGCCCGGAAGTACAATAAAGAAGGCGCGGTAATCAAGAACCCACAGGACGGTACGAAGAATGGCAAGGTCATGGGCTGGTGGAAACTCAAGCCGGAAGATACCTGTGATGGTAAGATTACCGGCTTAGTGTGGGGTACCGCGGGCTTGGCTAATGAGGGTAAAGTAATCGGCTTCCGCGTACTGCTCGAGAATGGTGTTACCACGAACGTGACCGGCATTACACAGGCGCAGATGCAGGAGTTCACTGAGCAGGCAAATACACATTGGGACACCGTAAATCCGTACAACGGGCGTTACGTGGAGATTGAGTTCATGGAATACACGGACACAGGCGACCTGCGACACGGAAACTTCAAGTGCTTCCGTGACTTAGAGTACTGTCCGGGTGTTAAGTTTTAATTAGATGTCCACTCAAAGGGGAGATGGTAATCTAATTAATTAAATGAGGTATTCTAATGGTAGCACCACAGTGGACAGTCCTATCAGAAGCTGGTAGGAATACACGTAGTCAACTGTTACTCAATGTAGTATGCACTTGCGGTACTACACGTATCATCACAGAGGATAGTTATAAACGCGGTTTATCTAAATCCTGTGGTTGCTACCGGATAACATCCAGACATTCAAGAGCCAGTGATGGTAAACCATCACCAACTTATTATTCTTGGCAGTCTATGAAAACACGCTGCTTAAACCCTAATGCTGCGGACTACCCACACTATGGAGGGCGTGGTATTACTGTAGACCCTACTTGGATGTACTTCCCTAACTTCCTAAAAGATATGGGTGTACGTCCAGCAGGTTGTACTCTGGATAGAGTGGACGTTAACAAGGGTTACTCACCAGATAATTGTAGGTGGGCAACAAATATAGAGCAACGTGCTAACCAACGGCCGCACAAACGGAGCGTTAAGAATGTACCAGATATTAATTTGGGACGTTGAGACAGAAAATAATCCTTGGTATGGGCAAGTAGCATCCCCATTCAACCCGGATAACTACATAGTTGCATCTGGTTATCGACTGGACACAGTGCATGACGATGGTACTGTGTCAGTGGGTTCCGTTGACTACGTGTACTACAACTCCAAGGAGGAGTTTCTAAGCAAGCCGATATCCGATTGGCTGCCCATTACACCTGCCACCACTATAATCGTAGCGCATAATGCGACTTACGAGATTAAGTGGGCCTTGCAGCATGCTAAGCCACTACTAGAAGACTTCCTGAAACGTGGTGGGCGCATCGCCTGTACCGCTTTGGGTGAGTACTTAGTATCGCACCAGCAGACGCTGTACCCTTCTCTGGATGAGACAGCAGTGCTGTATGGTGGTGACCACAAGGTCGACGGTGTTAAGATTCTGTGGGAGCAGGGGCACTTGACCTCGCAGATTGACAAGGACTTGTTGATTCGTTATCTGGCAGGCACCAAGGCAACCACCGGGCAGAGTGGCGACATCGAGAACACCGCCCTGTGCTTCTACGGGCAACAGGCTAAGCTGGCAGAGATGGGCATGACAGCCATGTTCTGGGAGAGGTGTGATGCACTACTGGCGTTTGCGTACTGTGAGTTCTTCGGTCTGTACGTAGACCAAGAGGTAGCCCAGCGCAACCTTGCCGAGCAGGAGGCAGAGATTCTCAGCCTTCGTGAGCAGTTGCATGAATTGTTGCCGAAGGACTTGCCAGAAGAGGTAGAGTTCAACTGGGGCAGCGACTACCACATGTCAGCTCTGGTTTATGGTGGGCCGGTGAAGTACCGCCACAAGGTGCCGTACGAAGATGGGCGTAAAGTTAAGAGGGATTACTATGTCTTTGGAGACAGCACTTGAATTAAAAGATGGACGGCTGTATTGGAAGGAAGGGAATTACAAGGGCAGGGCTGTGGGTAGGCCACGAGGTGATGGTTATTACATCTTTCGATACCAAAAGAAAACTTGGTTATACCATAGGGTACTATTCTTCATGGTGCACGGATACTGGCCTAAGCAGGTTGACCACATTGATGGTAATCCTAGCAACAACACCATAGATAATCTACGGGAGTCAGATGCTAGACGAAACAACCAAAACCTAGCCGCCCCGCGTAGTCATAATAGATGTTCCTCCTTGGGTGTTTCCATACGCACAAGACAAGGGCGGTTGCGATACCGTGCCAAGATTGTAGTTGATGGAAAGGCTATTGAGCTTGGGGAATACAAAACCGAAGAAGAAGCAAGTGCTTCCTACCAACAAGCAAAGGTAAAATACCATGTACCGGTTGGAGATAGACTCACATAACCCCCCAACAGCGCAGCAGATAGCTGAACTGGAGGTACTCTATGGCCCTGTATCCCGCTATAAAAGTGGGAAGAACAAGGGGCAAATTAAAATTCACAGGCTAGGCACTGATGAAGATGCTAAAAAGTGGGAAGATACGTCGGTACTCCTTCCGGGACTGGTCAATGTATCAGGACTCCCAGCGGGGATTCGTGAGAAGTACGTTGGCAGACGGGCAGAGTACTGCGGAAAGCGTGTCCTTTGTGATGGCATTACGCCGGTATACTCGACGAGCACGGAAGCCCTCAAAGGACTCAAGAACTTTGTGCCAGAGGTTGGCCTTATGGTTAAGCTCGCTTCTCTCGAGAAAGACGTAAGTACATACTATTGGAGGGCGGAATATGCCACGGAAGAACATGCAAGGGCGGCTAGCTTACCAGAAGCAGTGGTCGGTGGAGAACAAGGAGAAGGTTGCCCTACACAACAGGAAGAAACACATAAAGAGGATGTACGGGCTGAGCTGGGACGATTGGCAGGGGATGTTAATAGCGTCCAACAACCAGTGCCAAGTATGCCGGAAAGCTGTGCAGGAGAAACCGGGAATTCTGTTGGGGATGAGGGCAGTGCCAGACCATTGCCATGCAACGGGAAAAGTTCGGGGTGTGTTGTGTCACACCTGCAACAAGGTTCTGGGGATGGCGGGAGACAGTCTGGAGGGGCTAGGACGCTTCGTCCAATACCTAAAGTCGGTGTAAATGGGTGTACCAAGGTCAAGGGCATGCTGCAATATGTAGGCCCTGACAGTATCGTGCACCACAGCCTGAACGTGACAGCGACTGTGACCACCCGGCTAAGTTCGAGCAACCCGAACCTACAGAACCTCCCACGTGATGGGACGTCTAAGGTTAAGGAGATGTTCACCAGCCGCTTCGGTGCGGATGGTAAGATTATTGAGGTGGACTACTCAGCGCTGGAAGTTGTAATGCTGTGCGCTATGACGAAAGACAAGGACTTGCTGGCGCTGCTGCAAGCAGATACCGACATGCACTGTTACCGTCTGGCGTATCGTTTAGGTGAGCCGTACGAGGATGTGTTCAAGAAGTGTCACGACGAGACACACCCAGAGCACAAGGCGTACAAGCAGATGCGTACGGACATTAAGCCGTTGTCATTCGCAGACCAGTACGGTGCAACAGCGGCCGGCCTATCGTTCAACACGGGGTGTACTCTGGAGTTCGCACAGGAATTCCAAGCGAACGAAGCGCGTATGTTCCCAATCTCACGTGGGTTCCGTCAGGTAATTGTTGATGAGGTTGAACGTACCGGGGCATTACCGGGTAGCATTCACCGTGAAATGGCTGATGACGGTACGTGGCGTGTGTATCGCAGAGGGTACTACCGTGCCCCAAGCAGTACTTGCTACAGCTTCCGTCAGCATGAGCAGTGGCGTGACGGTAAAGTGGTAATGGATTACAAGCCAACTCAGATGGCGAACTACCCATTCCAAGGTGAGGCCGGTTTCATGATGAGCACCAGTATGGGGCGTATCTGTCGCTGGTTAATCAGTAAGGACTGGTTCGACAATAAAGTGTGCTTAATCAATAACGTACACGATGCGGCGTACCTCGATGCAGCAGACGCAGAGGTAGGGCGTGAGGCAGCAATGGGTGTGAAAGCCATCATGGAAGATGCCCCACGTTATATGACTTCGGTATGGCCGGAGTATGATATGGCTGATGTACCATTCCCGGCCGCGGCTGAGATGGGCAGTAGCATGTACAATAAATCACATTTGGAGTAAGTATGGACAACCCAGCACCCTATAACTTAGCACTAGCACTAGCCAATTCTGGCATTTCCGATGAGGACTTACTGTACATATCCGATGCGCTATTCTTCGTCACGCAGCCGGATGAGCCTGAGGCTCAGCGTTGTTTCGCGCGCCATAAACCGCGGCCGCACATTGGGGCCATACTAGAGCAGGCGTGCAGAGTGCGTAAAATAGATAGCGCCACCGGCACCAAGGTAGTAACCAGCACCATCGACCTTCTGGCGTGATTCTGTACTTGCAAGTGAATAACATCCTTCTTAAACAATAGAGTGAGAATTTTATGTCTGATATGAATATCCTGTCCAGCCTGATTAACGATGCAATCGAAACCCAAGCCGTAGACATGACCGAGGTTGGTTCTGGTGGCGGCGGTCTGATGCCAGCGGGCTACGCAACGGCTCGCATGGTTACGTACATTGAGCTGGGTGAGCACGTTCAGATTATTGAGGGCAAGGCTAAGCCAGCATCCTCCCAAATCCGTGTGGGCTTCAAGCTGTTTGGTGGGCCAGATGATTGTTATGAAGGTCGATTCATTAGCACCTTCGACTTGGGTGTGAGTAACAACTCCAAGGCGAATACCAAGAAATTCTTTGACCGCCTGAACTGGGCAAACGACATGAAGCACTTCGCACAGGGCTTAGGTCGTGGGTTCCTGATTCCAATCACAGTAGCCAAGAGCAAGACCACGGGCAAAGAGAGCAACCGAATCGACTTGGGTGGTATCCTGCCACCGCTGGATGCTGTGTCGAAAGCCCCATATCCAATCCCAGAAGTTCAGTTGTCTGACTTGAAGTACTTCTTCTTTGACAAACCTACCAAAGAAACTTGGGACAGCTTGTTCGTTGAGGGTACGTGGGATGATGGCAACAGCAAGAACAACATTCAGGAGAAAATCCTTACCGCGGTTAACTTCCCCGGCTCTGCTCTGGAGCAGCTTATCTCAGGTGTTGTTCTGCCAGACTTGGGTGCAGCACCTGCCGCGGCGGCAACCCCAGTAGCCCCTGCTGTCCCAGATAGCCCAGCACCTGTTGCTCCTCCTACTATGCCCGCTGCACCAGCAGCCCCGGTAGCACCTGTTACACCACAGTAAGGACAGCGTATGTTAGACCTCTCGGGTATCTTACCAGAGCTGCCCGAGCAGTTCCTCCCGGCTGTACAAGGCCGGGTAATGCTGCTCGATGGGGATTTCCCCGCGTACCAATCCTCAGCTACAGTTAAAACCCTCAAGACCGCTCTGACCCGGTACCAAACTCTGGTAGAGACAGAGCGCTTCTTAACTAACTCGGAGTTAGCACGTGTTCACATTACTGAGTCAGGTTGTATCAAGTGTAATCGTGATGATTATCCAACCGTCCAGCCGTACCAAGGTAATAGACTGGATAAGCCAAAGCCTCCTCTTCTACATCCATTACGCCTTGCCATCCCAAACCACGACTGGCCTTCTCATTGGTCGGTGTTCAGTTGGCTAGACCGGGAGGCCGATGATGGTTTGATGCAAGATGCGGTGTACTACGGTGATAAGGCCGTGATGGTATCGGGTGACAAAGACCTGAACATTACACCCGGTCCGCTCTGGCTTGCCGACGTAGGTAGAATCGACATCATTGAGAACCGGTTCGGGTGGATTGCACAGAAGGAACTCACCAGCCAGACCAAGACGGTTGGGCACGGCACCAAGTTCTTCTGGGCGCAGATGCTCATGGGTGACCAAGCAGATCACGTTAAAGGTATCGTGAAGCTGCATGGGAAGTCCTGTGGGGCCGTCGGTGCGTATCAGGCACTGAATGGTATTACTTCTGAGTCGGACGCCGCAGAGTTCGTTCTACGCGGCTACGTGGCAGGGCAGCAGAACCCACTAGCTGAGGCCGAATGTCTCTGGCTTCGTCGTTCGCCTGATGATTCCGCGTACAAGTACCTGTCCGAGTTGGGCTTACCCGACAACATCCAGCAGTGGTTGGATGCACTGAACCAGTATCACATTGAGGTACTGGCCTATAAAGCAGCAATGAGAGATTATGATAATGGTGAAACGTCTGAGCCGAGCACAAGCACGCGAGTTGAAGCATCAGGGACTACCGGGCGCGACTGTCCACCGTGGAGTCACACATGCACGGCAGAGTGCTATCGATAATGTGTGGGCCGCCTACTATAACAATGACTTTGTGGCGGTGGAGGATGCGCTGTTGGTTCTACGTAGGGAATCCCCTTACCACTACCGGGAAATCAAGAATCAGTTAGCTGAGGACATTCATGACCGAGTGTAGAGACCATGGCTGTAAGGGTTATGGCCTCGGTTATGCGACGGCGTGGGTTACGGTAGATGGCAGGCGTTATACCACTACTAAACACCGCGCCGTGTACTATCAGCATACAGGTGAACTACCGGAAGTGGTGCGGCACATCTGTGATAACCCACGTTGTATAAACCCAGAGCACCTAGAGGGTGGTACGCAGGTTGATAACATGCGGGACTGCAAAGAACGGGGTCGGCAGGCACCGCCAAGTGGTAATGCAGGCCGGGTCGGAGAGGATAATGCCCACTGCAAGCTGACCGATGAAGACTGTTCTTGGATACGTGCCCACTATAAGAAAGGTAGTCGAGTGTTTGGACTACCTGCGTTGGCGCGTAAATTTAATACAGGCACAAGCCAACTGCATCGCATAATAAAAGGAGAGGCCCGTGCGTAAACTCGTTAGAAGTCAAATACGCCCCTACGCTATGCGTTTACTACAGCAGCAAGGTGGTGTATGCCCCTTATGCAATAAATCAATTGACCTAAGCATTAAAGGCGAGCTGGTTCTTGACCACTGCCATACTACTGGGCGGGTACGGGGTGCTCTCCATAGATCATGTAACTCCGCAGAAGGCCGCACCGCTAATGCTGCCGGACGTTGGGGAGCGAAAAGCATGGATTATGCAGCAATCATACCGTGGCTGCGTAACCTCCTCGTCTACCTAGAGAAAGAGCCAACTGATGTACTGTACCCCACCTTTAAAACACCAGACGAGCAGCGTGTGGCCCGTGCAGCGACAGAGCGACGCCGCCGAGCTGAGCGGAAGGCACGCCAAGTTGTGAGGAAATCCGCATGACAGCACGAATTAGGACACAATACGTATCTGATGGCGAATTCAGCGAGACCGAATTAGTGTGGCACAATCCCGGTTATGAGGTATGGCAATCTACCAATGGGTGTGGCCCTATCGAGCCGAGCGTCGAAACTGTAATACTAAACCGAGACCAAGCAATTAACTACGCCAAAGCAATTCTACGTAACGAGGGTATTCATGCGATTGATTAAGATGTTGACCAAAGACCAGCACGTACAGGTTCTGTCCCAGTATCCGAACAACGTGCAGGCCGCTGAGATTTACTCAGCCGCAATGCAACAACCTGTGACCCGACAGAACGTAGAGTACTGGCGTCGCATCTTCCTTGATGCTGGCACCAAGGCTAAGGCGGACTTAGAGCTGGTCACCCACCGTGAGCTACGCACCCCATCACCCGGTGATGACGTAGGCAACACCTCATGGGTGCCTGATGTATCCCGCCGCTTGATGGTCATCGGCGACCTGCACTGCCCGTACTGGCACCCGGATACGATGGCGTTCCTGCGTCACATCAAGCATGAGTACAACCCGGATTGTTACGTACAGGTTGGTGATGAGACCGACGGCCATGCAATTAGTTTCCATGAGTCAGATCCTAACTTGGACAGTGCTGGCGTAGAGCTTGAGAAGGCGAAGGCACAGCTCAAGGAGTTCCACGATGAATTTCCGCAAATGCTGGTATGTCACTCCAATCATGGCTCGCTTGTTTATAGACGTGCTAAGTTCTCGGGGCTACCTGTGCAGTTCATCAAATCGTATCGGGAAATCCTATTCCCTACACATTCGGCGCGTGATTGGTCATGGTCATTCAACTGGAAAATCAATACTCCTGCTGGCCCAGTCTTGTTCCGTCACCAAACAGGTGGTGGGGATGCTCTCACCGCAGCGGCAGCGGAGGGCTGTAATCTTGTCGTTGGGCATGAGCACGGTAAGTTTGGCAGCTCGTACGGCGCTACATCCATGCGTCTGTTCTTCGGGGCGTACACCGGTTGCTTGATTGACAAGGATAGCTTGGCCTTTGCTTATGGCCGTGTGTTCCCACGCAAGCCTATCTTGGGTGTGTTAATGATTATTGATGGTGTTCCTGTGAACATCCCTATGGTGCTGAACGACGATGGTCGCTGGATTGGGGCATAAGATGAAAGATATTATTGTATTAAATGGACCACCGGGTTGTGGTAAAGATGCTATTGCATCCCGTATATGCACCCTATTACCAGAGGTACAACATCATGAAGTTAAGTACCGCCTAATACAGTTGGCATTGGCCATCAGTGGTTTAACCCTAGAGGGGTGGTTACAACTTAATCGGAGGGAGCTGAAAGAGATACCAGCGGCGTCCCTTGGCGGCCTAACACCGCGCCAGTTTCTAATTCGTATTAGTGAGGAATACATAAAGCCATTATATGGTCCGCAGTATTTCGGGATGCAGGCTGCTAAGCGTGTTGCTGTATCATCTGCGCAAAACTTTATATTTTCTGATGGTGGTTTTGATGCAGAAGTGCAGTGTTTATCGAGTGTGGGTAATGTACATCTAGTACATATCCATCGGGAAGAATGCACCTTTTTGGGTGATTCAAGGAGTTATCTGAGCGCAGATGCGCCTTATTTGAGCACTTACTTACAAGTGCATCAGGTGGAGGGTAACTTGGATGTGGCGGTTGCTGCAATAGCAGCGCACATGTACGAGTGGGTATCAAAATGAGTTTACAGTTTGACGAGGACAAGAAAGATGACCTGCTGGAGAAAGTACTAGCGTACGTCCAGCAGGGTGACCTGAATACCGCGCGGCTTCTGCTGCGTGGTTCCAAGACTAAAGACTACGTGAGAGTACACCGGGCCGTGCTGGCCCGTACCGCTTTGTTCCTGTGAGGTAGTGATGACTTTAGAGCAGCGTCAATTCGATATTGAGCAAGAGTACACAACACAGGGTATCGTGGATGCCTTGGCACACTGGGAGAAAGAGCAAGCAGCAGGCCGCATGGCGGATACCGGCGTGGGGCGTGTACTTGCAGCGAAATTATTTACGCTGGTCAAAGGGGCAGTAGAAGCACGTCTCGCACAGAGAACCCGTGGGGTTGGCGGCAAGCATAACCAGCTCCTGCGGGAAGTCACTGCGGAGAAGGTTGCTGTTATCGGTATACGTACGGCGTTAGGTTTGTTCGGTAAAATTCGCACAGCGAACTCACAAGCGCTGCCGGAGCTGGCGCAGGCGTTCATTAGCAAGGCGGGTGCCGATGCAGAGCTGGAGCACATGTTCTCTAAGCTGTCTATTGCGGCACCGGGGTACATGCGCCGTGTTGAGGAGTCCTTGCAGGATGCCAATACACGGTCTGCTAACCACCGTAAGCGCACGTTCACGGCATCAGCCCGTAACATCGGGTTGGAGAGTACAGATGTGCTCTGGGCCGCTGCTGAGCGGGATGCTGTAGGCAAGTTAATCCTCGACCTAATGATTACCGCGGGTGTTGTGGAACTACAGCGTGTGCCAAAGGGTGGTGGGCAGCACTGGATTGTGGTGCAGCCTACCGAGCTTATTGCGGACCAAATCAGCGCGCTGTCTCACACCTTGAAGGCGTTCACTAAGTTCCCCCCAATGCTGGTTAAACCACGCGAGCACACTCGGGAAACGCTGTTCAATGGGGCGTCGTACGTGCATCCGGAAATGGCTAACATGTCCGGCACTATCCGTTTGCGCACACGTCGTGCAGACCACCGACGGTACATCCGAGACAACATCTCAGACCTGACTCTGCGTGCAGCAAACAAGGCTGCACAGGTTGGTTACACAGTGGATACCGACTTGGTATCGCTACTGCGTGATTTGTTCGCTATCCCTCGTAAGGATGCGGTGGTTGGCATCCCTTCCATGACACCTATTAAAGCTCCAGACTACCCATTGCCGCAGGGCTGGGACAGGGAAGATACAGCGCTGGAAGAACAGCACAACATGTGGAAAGCTGTGGCCCGTCAGGCGTACCATGATGAGCGTGAACGTAAGGCGCATGTGATAGCTTTCAGCCAGACAATCAAGTACATGCGCGAGTACAGTGGCGATACTCTGTACTTCCCGACGTACTTCGACTGGCGTGGTCGTTTGTACTTCCGCTCGCGTATTAACCCGCAGAGTTCTGACTGTGTGAAGGCGGCACTACGATTCGCCCAGAAGAAGAAGCTTGGTAAGCGTGGTTTGTTCTGGTTGAAGGTGCATGTAGCAACTACGTACGGTTTCGACAAGAAACTGAACACACTCCGCGCCGCTTGGACAGATGAGCACATTCAGCACCTGAGAGACGCTGTAGAGAACCACATTGACTCCGAGTTCTTCCAAGATGCTGACTCACCTTGGTGCTTCTACGTGGCCGCTAAAGACCTCCTAGCCGCTCTGGATAGTGGTAACCCAGAGGAGTACGAATCGAATGTACCAGTAGCTATGGATGCAACCTGCTCCGGTATGCAGCACTTGAGTGCAGCCCTGCGTGATACAGTCGGTGGTATGTTCACGAACTTGTTGCCCAACAATGGCGATGAGAAGGAGGACATCTACGCTGGTGTGGCCGCAATCGCTGTCAGTCGCATCCAGAAGGACAGGGAGAACTTGGTACAGGCACAGTACTGGGTGCATCATGGTGTGCCTCGTAGCATGGCTAAGCGCCCTGTTATGACGTACGTTTATGGTGGGACATTGCAGAGCTGTACTGAGTACGTGTATTTGGATATGGTTAAGCGTGAGCTGCCGGATGAGGAGCTGTTCAGCCCATTTAAACTAGCAGCGTACTTGTCCAGAAATCTGCGCAGTGGTATTGAGCAGGCGGTACCAGCGGTTGCAGAGGCAATGCGGTACTTACGTGAACTTGCCGGTAAGATGCCAGCAAATGAAGCGATTAAGCATATATCTCCAGCCGGGTTCCCTATGGTGCAGCATTACGCACAAGAGGAGGTTGTGCGGGTACACTTAGGTGGTACCGGTATCAAGTTCAACATGACGCGTTTCAACGATGCGTTGTTGAACCGGGCGAAGTGTGTCAACGGTATCTCACCGAACTTCACTCACGGACTGGATTCCTCTCACTTGGTGTTTGTAATTGATACGTTTGAAAAGGATTTGATTCCTGTCCACGACTCATTCGCAACACACGCTTGTGATGTGGATGAAATGCATGCAGTGCTTCGGCAGACGTTCGTTAGCATGTACCTGGATCACGACCCGATTGAGGCGCTTACTCGCTCAGTTGAGCTGGCTTCGGGAGAGGAAATTCAGCGTCCTTTAAAGGGTACCTTGGATGTAACCAAAGTACTTGATTCTGAATTCTTTATGTGTTAAGGTGTCCACTCTAAGGGGAGATGGGAAGTGACTGTACTTTGATGCGGCTTCCCTCTTCCAAGTGTGATGTATCTATTGAGATGAAGGGCGAACGAACCAGCGCAGGTTCAAGAGGTATTACAATGAGTAATGATGTAAGATTCACTATAGAACAGGTAATGTACTTAGAAAGAATGTTCCCTGAGATAACTATGAGTGGTTCGGGGTATGGTGAACTACAGTACAATGCAGGTCAACGCAACGTACTGAACCATATCAGAGGTAAGGCTAAAGCGAGGTTGCAGTATGTCCAAGTACAAGGTGACGTACTTCCCCGACGGTGATTTAGATTCACTGTTACATGGGGCCAGCATCGTGTATGACCACCGACCGGATTACCACTGTGGTTTTACTAAACGAGAATTCCTAGAGACTGTCCATGATGACATGGCTGGTCTACCCCTAATCGCCTGTTTCCAGAAGGATACATTCTGTGGGGCTATAACGTTCTCTCCTCCCCGGAGGGACGTACACCACCGTGGTACTGGCCGTAGTGTTATAACTATGGCTACTCTACCCGGTTCGGCAGGGGCTTTTCGTGAGTTGTTAAAGGCTCTCGATGAGCTAGTACGTTCTGAGGGCGGCACTTGGGTTAGCTTACCCAAACGGCTGTCACCCAGAGAGGTCAGAATAATCTACAGGAGTATTTAATATGAGTGGTGGCGGTGGAATCGTAAACAAGGTTTTAAAGAAGGCAGTGGGTGTAGAGAAAATCTTCGGCACCAATAAGCTGACCGGTGGTATCCTCGACAAATACGCAGGTACCGATATTATGGGCAACAAGGCAGCAGCGGAACGTCAGGCCAGAGAACAGGCCGATGCAAACCAGCGCTCGTTGAACCAACAGAACAACGCAAACATCTTGGACGTGAATGCCCAAGCCGAGAACGTAGTACAGACAGATGCAGGCGGCTCAGCCGCTGCACTGGACGCTACCGGTTCTCAAGTCAAGAAGAAACGTGCAGGCAGCATCTCCACGTCTCTGGGGTTCTAATATGAACCGAGCGAGAACATACGAAAGTCTCTACGATAAGTACCGTGACGATTCGATGATTCTCAAGACTGAGGATTACGCTAAGTGGAGTTTACCTTCCATCTTCGCTGACCCGGACTTGAGGTCTGGTCAACGTCAGAACGTGGCCCGAGACTACCAAAGCGTGGGGGCTGTACTTACAAACCATTTAGCATCTAAGCTGGCGGGCGTCCTGTTCCCAGCTACACAATCCTTCTTCCGTATTGATAGCACAGTTGGTGCAGACGGTATGAGCTTCGCCCTTGGTGTTGCAGCCAAGGAGGTGGGTTCAGCTTTGGCCGCTTTGGAGAATAGAGCGTACAAGCGAATCTTCTTGAAGAGTTCATATCACCAGCTTGTGCATGCCATGAAACTCCTCATCGTAACTGGGAACGTCCTGCTGTACCGAGACTCGGACACAGGTAACACCCACGCTTATAGCATTCGCCAGTACGCCCTGCTTCGTGATGGTTCCGGTAAAGTACTGGATATCATCTTGAAAGAGCGTATCGCTATCGGCAGCCTCCCCAGCACCCTGTCCCACGCCTTCAACGGTCGCGACCTATCAGACAACGTGTGCCTGTACACCCGCATTAAGCGTGAGTCCAGAGCCGTGTCCGACGTGTTCGTTATTACCCAAGAGGTCGAGGGGTACAAACTGGGTGAACCAGCCGAGTACCCAGAGGCAATCTGCCCGTACATTCCTGTGACATGGAACCTCGTAACCGGTGAGACATACGGTCGTGGTCATATTGAGGATGTTGCTGGTGACTTCGCTAAGCTGTCAGAGCTGAGTGAGGCATTGGCGTTGTACGAGATTGAATCCTGCCGTGTCCTACATATGGCTAAGCCCGGTTCCGGTGCTGACGTCGATAGTATGGCACAGGAGGAATCTGGTGCATGGGTGCAAGGTGACCCTACTGCTGTGGCCGCGTATGAGGCCGGTGACTACAACAAGATTCTGGCACTTGCCGGTGAGATTGAGAACATCACCAACCGCATCTCCCCATCCTTCCTGTACGTCCAGAACCAACGCCAAGCTGAGCGTGTTACTGCCGAAGAGATTCGTCAGAACGCAACAGAGGCCGAGGCTGCGCTGGGCGGTGTGTACTCCAGCATTGCTGACTCCCTGCATATTCCACTGGCACATATCCTGTGCTGGGAAGATACACCAGACTTCATTGAAGAGTTACTGGCAGGTGGGCTGACGCTGAGTGTACTCACAGGTGTTGCTGCCCTTGGTCGTACCGCTGACGTTGATAAGCTACTGCAAGCTGCCCAGATTCTTGGGGTGGTCATGCCTGCGCTTACACAATCCAGTAAACGGTTTGACCCGGAACGCATCGTGGAAAAGGTAATGCTTGGGGTAGGTCTGAATCCAGAGGACTACTCGTACACCGAAGAAGAGTTAGCGCAACAAGCCGCTGCACCACAACCGAATCAACCAGTCGATGCTTCTCTCGCAGATGTGTCTGACGTAACGCAAGGAATTCTGTAATGACTGACATTACTGCTGGCACTTTGCCACCTGTACAACCGGGCACCGGTGCATTCCAAGAGACTACTGTCCCCGGAGTACCGCCTGTACCCACGCAGACCAAAGAGCCAACGCTGGCTGACATCCTACAGGCTGTAAAAGCACAAAACACCCCAGCGGCTGTAGACAAGCCAGAAGATAAGCCTGCGGATAAGCCGGTAGACAAGCCAGCAGATACCCCGGATAAGTCCGCTGCTGTTAAACCTACTGGCAATAAAGCATTAGATATTGCCGTTGCCTCATTCGTGAAGACAGCCGGTGCTACCGAAGATGACATTTCTAAGGCATTGGAGCAGGCATACGCTGCGGGCGATACACGTCTGATTGACCGTGCGTTCTTGAAAGAGCGGTTCGGTGACAACTCAGACCAAGCTATTGCACTGGCAGAAGCAGTTATGGAGTATGAGCTGGAGGCCAGTCAGAAACTGCTGGCGGACATCCATACTTTAGGTGGTGGGGAAGAACAATTCTCCAAAGCAGTTGCACTCTTCAAGGAGCACGCTCCGAGTGGTATGCAGTCTGTAGTGAAGCAAATGCTGGACTCTAATGACGCCGAAACCGTTAAACAAGCGGCCTCGTTGATTGTTGAGTACGGTAAGACATCCGGTGGTATGGTGCAGGGTGGCAAGCGACAGATTGCTGATGCCAGCTTTGCGGAATCTCAGGGACTCTCCTATGAAGAGTTCACGAAGGCCCGCATGGCACTTAATCCAGTATCTCGTTCCCATGCACAGGACTTGTCCCGTCTGATGGAACTACGCCGCATCGGCAAACAACTAGGTAAATAAGGAGATTTAAAACATGGCAGATACCCCTTACGCAGCAGACTTAACCCGTACCCATTGGGCCGGCCCGAACTCTGATGCTGATATTCACTTGGAAGTGTTCCAAGGCGACAACGATACAGCGTTCATCTACAACTCCTTCTTCCGCTCTAACTCCGGCTTCATCTCCGTTCAGGACGCGTCTAACACCGCACGCCTCGACCGTATGAACACCGTGACCGTTAAGGGCCGTGGTGTGGGTGAGAAGCTGGAACGTGAATCCGTGAAGAACGATAAGCTGGTTATCACTGTTGATACCGTGACGTACGCAAGTACTGTTATGGATTGGCAGGATGACTGGACTTCTCCAGACCGCTGGGCCGACATCGGCAAGAACCACGGTACTGAGCACGCCAAGCTGTTCGACCAAGCGCACCTCATCCAGTTGCAGAAGTCCCGCAAGTGGTTGGCCCCGGCGCACTTGAAGCCAGCCTTCTATGATGGTAAAGAATACATCGCAACCATCCCTACCCCAACCGCGGATGCAGACGCGGACAAAGAGAAGTTCGCTTCTAACATTGTCGCTGCCCACGCCGCTGGTGTGGAAGAGATGATTAACCGTGACTTGGGCGGTTCTCTGACCGAGTTCATCACCGTAGTATCTCCACGTGTGTTCGGTGTGCTGATGCACTCCAAGAAACTCATCAACGTGGATTACTCCGCGGGTAATGGTGACTTCGCCGCTCGTCGCGTAGGTATGATTAACGGTGTGCGCATCGTTGAATCTGCACGCTTCCCGAAAGCAGCAATCACTGACCACCCACTGGGTGCATCCTTCAACGTTGATGCAGACGACGTTGCATGCGAGATGGTGGTGTACCACCCACGTCTGACTCTGGTAACTGTTGAGGCCAAACCAATGACCACCAACAAGTACCCAGACAACCCGAACTTCTCTGACATTCTGGACAGCTTCACGCTGTACACCATCGGTCAGCGTCGTCCGGACACCAGCTTCGCCGTTAAGCTGGTACCGCAGACCTAAGTCTATAACAAAGCCTTCCTGCGGGAGGGCTTGATTATACACTACAGGAGGCACTATGACATTACTTGAAAGCGTGAACCTGTGCCTCCATGCACTTGGGGAAACCCGTGTATCCAGCACAGATATTAGACACCCCACTGTTGACCTAGCAATCAGTACAATCCGCATTAAACAGCGCGGGCTACTGGAGCAAGGTAAGTGGTTTAACACAACTAAAGTGCGTATGTACCCGAACGATGAAGGGCGTGTGGAGTACCCGGTTGACGCATTGACTGTACAAGATGCCTGTGGCCGCAAGGTGTATGCCATGCGACAGCGCATGCTGTTCAACGTTACAGACAACACAGCTATCTTCTCTGCGCCGGTAGACCTTACCGTAATGTACGATGTGGACTTCGAAGACCTGCCGGAGTGCGTGGCAACGGTGGTAACATACCGTGCTGTGCGCGCCATCTACGTGGGTGACTTCGGGAATGACTCGAGCGTATCCGACCATGTGCAGAACGAGCAACAGGCGTATCTCACTATGGATATGCTGCACATGCGGAATATGCAGTACAACACGCGCTCCCGTAAAGGGTTCCGTCGACTGCGTAATGCACTACAAGGTTAAGGAGATACTATGGCCGCATTAGATGGCGCTATCAAATCATTAATGCAGGGCGTGTCCCAGCAGGTTCCAAGAGAGCGTCTGGACGGTCAGGTATCGGTACAGGTTAATATGCTCTCAGATGTGGTGAACGGTATGCGTAGACGCCCCGGCGCACGTAGGGTGTACTCCTTACTGACTATGGCCGGTGCTCGCAATGATACCCTGTTCAGCACTTACGTCGATGTTGAAGATACCGCAAACCATGTACTCATTAACACTGAGACTGGCCGTTTACTGGTGCTGTCTGAGGACTTCACCACCGTGGTGCGTGACCAAACTGTACCATACTTGGTGGCACCAAATGCTGGTGCGTTACAGACTGCTGCGTTGCGTGGGCACCTGTACATCGCTAACACTTCTAAGATGCCTACAGCCACCAACGGTACCGCTGGTAACCAAAACCCAGCCCTCACGGGCTTCTTTTTCGTTAAGACTGGGGTATTCGATAAGCAGTACGACTTGACCATCAGTACGTCTGCGGGCGCATGGACGGTGACGTACCAAACCCCGAATGGTGAGGCAGAGGGCGACGCTGATAAGGCCAAGCCTGACTATATCGCTACGCAATTAGCTACCGCGATGAACACTGCTGCTGGCACTCAGGTTGTATGTACCGTACGGAACTCGTACGTGTTCGTTAAGACCCCAGTGGGGACGTGCAACGTAACGTCGAACGCTGGTAGCACATACATCGGATGGAGCAATGACAGCCGAGTAGCACTGGCGAACTCTGATTTACCGGCGCGTCTGCCAGTTGAGGCTAACGGCGCTATGTGTGCCGTGGGTACGGTAGAGCGCAACTTCGTGTGGTATGCCTATAACTACAGCACAAGCGTATGGGTGGAGGTAGGTGCGTACAACAGCCCTGTAAGCCTCCAGAACATGCCTATCCGAGTATCCCTTGATGGTGCATTCACTGTGGAGTCCCCGGCTTATGAGGGCCGTCTGGCAGGCTCAGACACCACGAATGAGAACCCAGCATTCCTAACCAACGGCATTACAGGCTTTGGTGCATTCCAAGGACGCTTAGTTATTCTGGCTGGCCCAGAAGTTAATATGTCTGGCTCAGGGCACCCACTTAGGTGGTGGCGCAGTACCGTAACAGCCGTGCTACCGGATGACCCAATCGGGATTTATTCAGGTGCAGCAACCAGTACCGACTTCCGCTCCTGTGTCCAGTTCAACAAGGACTTGCTCCTGTTCAGCCGGTCATGCCAAGCGGTAATCCCTAGCGGTAACGCAGCCATTACACCGAGCACCGCACAGATTGTTATCACCAGTCAGTACAGCACGGACGTACTGGCCCAGCCGGGTGTGGTGGGCCGCAGCGTACTGTACAGCATCCCACGTACCGAGGCATTTGCCGGTGTTCTGGAGCTAATCCCGAGCAATACCACAGATTCCCAGTACACGTCTAACGATATCACAGCGCATATCCCAAGGTACTTACCGGGTAGAATTCGTGGTATTACCGCCAGTACCACTTCTAACTCCTCCCTGTTCTTATGCACAGGGGACAACTACAGCGTGTTCGTTCAGAACTACCTGTGGTCGGGAGATGAGAAGGTACAGAGTGCTTGGCACCAGTGGACTATGCCTATGATTGTACTCACTGCATGGTTCGTACGTGATAGGGTGTACTTGGGGCTACGGGATGGCAATGATGTGCATGTTGTGACGGTAGAGCCGCAGGCAGGGGATACAGTTGATGGGTTAGTTCGGCCATTCTCTGACGTGTACTCCACGGTAGCTATTGTGAATCGCCAGTTCATTCTGCCACAACACCTGCGGAATCCATACCTGAACAACACCTCCATCAGGGTGCAGTACGGAGACAAACGTATGTGGGTGGGTATTGAGGGTGTGGATACCAATACATGGGTAGTGACCACTGTAAGGAATGTGCCCAACGGTACATACTTTGTAGGATGCCAGTACACCAGTGTGCTATCCCCAACACCACCTTTGATGCGTGACCAGAACGGTACTGTTATTGGTACCAGCAAGTCTATGCTTGTACGGTATGAGCTAACGGTGCAGAACACAGGGGCATTCAATATTGAGGTACTGGATACGTCCAGAGAAATTACCTCGGGCGAATTCTCCGGATTACTGTACAGCAGCATCGACCTGCTACCAGATAAGGCACTCGACACTACGTTGGGTAAGGTGCTGGTACCGGTACGAGCCTTGGCACAAAATACCGCTACAACATTCCGCTGCGATGTCGAGACTGACATGTGCATCCTTGATATTGAATACGTGACGCAGTACAGAGCGTTAAGGAGACGAGCATGATTTGGATGTTCGCTGGCTTGGCTGCGGACGCTATCAAGACTGGGATGGAAGCTGACCACCAGAGACGTATGCAGGACTTGCGGAACGACGCCATCAAGACCTATAACAAGGCCGTGGTGACACAATCCGCCAAGACCATGAATGACATTAACATTCAGCGTACCGTCTCTAGGCAGCAGACAGCGCAGGCACTGGAAGGCGTTAAGCGGCAGGCCTTGCAAGAGAAGTCCAACCGCGGTATTCAGGCAGCGGCATCCGATACAATGGGTACCAGCGTTGAGCAGGGGTTGATGGATGTTGATGTACAACTCGGGGAAGCGACTAGCACTATCTCGCAGAACCAGATGCTACAGGAGATTTCCTTCAACTCAGCTGTGCAACGTGCCACGGACACTGCGAAAGGACAACTACAAGACCCACTATCGGGTGCCGGTCAGGATATTACCAACGCCTTCATTGGCTCGGCTATCGGCCAGATTGGCACCAGTATGATTGCGAATAAGCTACAGGGTAAGACCGCCATGGGTAGTAAGCCCACTGGTGCGCCTATCTCTGCGGCTAAAGGTACAAGAACACCATCCCAAGAGGGGTGGGCTAACTTCTTTGGATTTGGATAGGAGGCATAATGCCGGTACGTCAACCAACACAAGGTGGAGTACAGACCCCACAACTAGCTGGTTACCAGAGCGCTGGTGTGGCTGCTCCGACGTTCCGGCAGCCTCAAGACCAACCTAATGGGAGTGCTTTCTGGAATGGGTTGCTCGGCTCTGCTATTAAGCAGGGTGTAGATGAGATGCAGCAGGCGGCAGCGCGTGGGTATCTTGAAGGCGAGCAGGACAGTTTAGAAGGCCGTGCAAAGCAAGTGCGGGGTATGCTTACCCGTGAGCAGTACGAGCAGGGTTACAACAAGGCCACAGTCAGCACTGACTTGGCGAAGTTCCAGTTGGGCCTACAAACAAAAGCAACTGAGTACGTGAATTCCGGGAAGTCTCCTGACGAGTTCAACAAGTACATTGAAGACGAGACAAACAAGATTCTGTCCACGGCTGGCTCATCCGGCCTGAATCTGAATGATAAAGACTGGCAGGCGTGGTTAGGTACAGTACAGGGTTCCCGTGACACTGCTGCTGAGTACTTCCAAGCCCAGCATCTGAAACGTTCCGAGTTCATGCGTGAGCAGAGTATTGCTGCTGAGGGTAATGCCGCGGTATCTGCCTTCCAAGCTGCTGACCTAGCGGGTGACCCGTTACAGGCCATGCAGAACGTGAACAACCACATGGCCCGTATCAACGGGGATGACACGTTATCACCACAGCAGAAGGTGCAGTACTCCTCCCAGTTCCTTGTAGACGCATACACAGCAGCTTCCAGCACTGGTGGTGTTGAGGGTATGTCCAGCTACATGGAGTCACTGGATGAGTTCAAGCACATGCCTACTGAGATGCAAACGCAACTCCGTAACATGGCCCAGAACCAGTACGAGAAACGTGCCTCTGATGAGAGCGTACGACTGTACGAGTACAACTCGAAGGTAGCAAATGTAGCGGACTACAACCAACTGGTGAAAGATTATCCCATGGGTGACTACATCAGTACCGTCATGGGTGCTGTGCAGGCCAAGAACATTGCACCTGCCACCGGGTACAACATGATTGATGCTGAGGCTACACGCCGGGGTAAACTCCAGAAAGCGGCTACTGCTGAAATGGCGTACACGAATGGTGTTACCCTTTCTGACATCGCCGCTAAGACAGGTGAAGGTTTAGACAAGGTGGGGAATAACCTCGAGAAGCTGTATGGTTCCCAAGGTTACTCTGCCGGTGGCTTAGCGTTAATGCGCCGCGGTATGCAGTCAGGTGCTCAGGATATTGCCGGTATCGGCGTTAAGATGATGCAGCAGGATGCCCAGAGCTTGGCGCAGGTAGATTGGCGCAATCTTAAGACGGATGCCGACGGCAATCCTATGTACCCGGCTACAGTGGTATCCTCTCTGGGGAACCTACACACGGCGTACAATGCTGCTATTGCCGCAGGTAACCAAGTACAAGCTAACACCCTACTCTCTGGTCTGCCCGATGCAGTGGCGTATGGTATCCGGCAGAACGTTGATGCACGTGAACTGGCTAATGTTGTGGGTAAACGCGCACAGGATATTGCTGCCGGTAAGGTTGTGCAGCTCCCCGCCCAAATGCCTAATGGCCTACTATTAACACAGGATGATGCCTTGGCTGGTATGTTCGACTTCGGCATTACCCAAGGTGCCCGTAACAGGAACCTGCTGGGTGTGCAGTCGTGGGTATTCACCAGCTCTGCCGATGAGAAAGCAGCGCAGGTTCGTCTCGGTCAATTGAATGGCGCAGTGAGTGCTGAATACCAGAAACGGTATCAGGATGGCTCTCTGCCCGCACTGGCTGGTGATGACTTGAAGAACTGGTTGGTCGGTAAGGTCGCAGAACGCTCTGTACAGGTCGATGACGGCACGGACTCTAATGCCCTCATGATTCTACCGGATGTGCCTAACAAGGCCGCTGTGTTCGGTACAGTGGATAATAACCTCATTGCTAAGGCTATGAAGGATGACGTGGCTGAGTTCCGTAAGAAGTACCCCGCCGCTACCACTGTGCAGATGGATTATGACCCACTAACCCAAGACTTTATTTTCCAAGGTGCCAACGCAGATAATCAACTGGGTACAACCTCAGAGAGCGTCCCCGCTATGGCGCTGCGTGAGAAGGTCAAAGGTGTGAGCGCAGGCATCACCAACAGCGGCACTGGTAACCCAGTGGGGAACCTATCCGTACCGGGCGTAGGTTTCGTCAAGTTCAACACAGAGAACAAGTACGGTGTGCAACCGAACACTCTGCTTACGGCTACTGGCCGTATCGTGGGGTACGAGGGCTACACCAGTGGTAACGGGTTCAGTATTCTGTCAGAGCATCCGGTAACCGGTGCTAAGCTGAATGAGGAGAAGTACGTTAAGCAGCCGGGGGATACACCGCAGGTTGCCGCACAGAAACTCAGCCTGTACTTGAATGACAAGGTTCTGCCACCAGTGGTCAGGGCATTGCCGAAGTACCGGAACCTACCGGGGTACCTCCAGACGGAAGCGTTTAACGTTCTGATGGAGACCACGTACCATGCCGGTAACCCGCAGGCTATGATGGAGTTCATGGATGCTGCCTTGGATGGCACACTCGATGTACGCAAGTTCAAAGACTCCCCACTGTTCAAGGATGCAGGAGCAGGCTCACGTCGCAACGTCGACCGTATGACCTTCCTGTCTGCCCTGAATAATTACAGAATCAACAATAGGAGCTAAATATGATTCGTCTGCGCCCTGAGAGCACAGCGTACGCCACGTCGGATGCGGCAATCCCGGATAGCGCAGGCGAGTCTATCACTGCTACCAACACGGTGCTGGATAGCCAGAACGCCAGCGCCGTGGTTGATTCAATGAAACAGCCCACAGCGACTGTTACCGATTCTATTAAGGCAACGCTCTCTGAGAGTATTGCAGCCAAGGCTGTGCGGGGTATCGAGTTCATGTCGATGCCAGCAGAAGCCGGGTTTGATGTTACTAAAGCATTAGGTGATTCCGCCTCCCAGTACACTGGGGATGAGTTGGAGTTCCTGTCTGATGCCCGTTCCGCACCTGAACTAAAACAGCGTGCTGCGCAGGTGCAGACCGACCGAGATAACTACCGAGCGATGGGCCAGAACATGCTGGCTACCGTCGCTGCGAGTATGCTCGACATCGATACCGTTATTGGTATGGGTGTGGGTGCGCTCCCTAAAGTGGCCCGTGCTGGTCGTCTTGCTGTAGGTCTCGCAGCTAACTCAGCAGTGCTGGGTGTAGCGAGCCAAGGCGGTGAGATTACTGCACTGGATGTGGTTGGTACAAGCGTAGGCGTAGCCATGGGTGCAATCCCGAAGGTGCGCCGCGCTGAGAAGTTAGCAGAGGACGTCGTAGAAGGCGCTGAGCGCCCCGCTGCGGCCACCACTGAGAAAGCCGCTAAGTACGTACCTGATGAGGACTACGTGCCCACTAAGGTCGATACAGCTACAACCAAACAGCATATCGAGGTTGGGGCGCAGAAAGCCTTCAACGGTGATGTGATTCGCACAGATATGAACAACGCGGTGCGTGCTGTGGTGAACCTTGGGGATGACCTGCCAGAAGGCCAACGTCTGTTAGGCAGAGCATTAGCGGATTCTCTGGATGCTGATGGTGCTGTACCGGTTGTATTCCGTAAGCGTACCGGTGATGAGCGTTCATTCGTTAAGCTCTCCCAGAATGGCGACCTGCAATCTACGGTACAGGCTACCGAGGTCGGTGCTGACTTAACCTCCCACGTAAAGGCCATGAGCACTTATGACAAGACAATTCTCCTGCACGAAGCAGCCCACGCCAAGACTGTCCGTACCCTGAAAGCAGTACGAGCAGGAACAGTCACCAGTGGCCCGCAGTTCGACGCAGCCAAGCGGATTGGCGAGATTCGCCAGTACGTACAAGACAAGTCCATTACCCAAGACCTGAAAGGCCTGTACGGCAGCAAGGGCGCTTACAATGTGAAGTACGGCATGAGCAATGACGATGAGTTCATCGCACAGATGTTCAACTCCGATGACTTCCGTAAGCACTTGCAAAGCATTAAGATGCCGGGTTCCGAAGGTACTGTATGGTCCGAGCTGGTCAAAAAGGTTGTACAAGCATTCACTGGGAAAGCACCAGAAGGTACCGCCTTCGATGCACTGGTGCATGAGTTTGATAACCTGATGCAAGTTCCACAGGTACCCTCTGACATTAAACTCAAGGCACCGTCTCCTATCCCGGAGGTACAGTCCCCGCTGCTGAAAGGCGCTAAGACTGTGCAGGACTTCTCTGATAAAGCCCAGCGCACTATCAATGAGAACTTCGCCTTGCACGACCGTATCGCAAGCATCGGCCCTAAAGCGTCTGAGATGGCCTCTAAGCTCGTCGTGGATGCTACCGGTACCGAGGCTAACTCTGCTGCGCACTATGCCCGTACAGCCCATCTAGCGGCTAACACAGCTATTGTGCAGGTGGACTCCGCAATGGCTCAGGCATTACGTGCCGAGTGGCCGCTGGCCCAGCGTCTACGCCATCCTGTACTGTACAAACAGGCGCAGCGTGATTTAAGCGACAAGGTGTATGCACAGCTCGCTGAGAACCATACCCGGTATCGTGCCGGTCAGACCATCGACCCGAGTGCAGACCAGCGTGTGGAATCGGTAGTGCAGGCATTCACTAAGAGCAAGTGGGCAGAGGACTCTCTGGAGCGTATCAAGGCAGCAGGCGTTGAGGGTGCCGAGAACATCGAATCCTCTCCGTACTACCTGCCCCGCCAGCACTCTGGTGATAAGATGTCCCGGTTCCTGCGTGAGAACGCTGATGTAAGCCGCGATGATGTTATCGGCATGTACACCTCCCAGTTTAAGCGTATGTTCGCCGACAAGGGGGTCGAGGATGCCACAGCCAAGAAGTTGGGCACCCAGATGGTACGGAACATGGAGCAGCGTGCTGCCCACGTCCAAGGGTACCGGCAGTCCGTAGCGGGCATGAGTTATGATGATATCACAGATGCACTGGTGAACGCTGGTGTAGATGAAGCACAGATTGCCCAATTCATGGGTGAGGTAAAGGTTGCCGGTACTGAAGCCAATAAGGTTAGGAACTTGCGTGGCCGTGCTGAGTTCAACATGACCGAGGAGTACGTGACCTCTGCTGGGCGTAGCATTAACCCGCAGATGTTCGTGAACTCTGATACGCTAGGTCTGATGGAAGGGTACAGCCGACGTATGTCTGGCCGCATTGGATTGGCCCGTGCTGGGTTTGCTGACATCAAGGACATGGTGAAACAGATTGATGAAGCTGCTGCACAGGGTACTAACCCTGCTGAGGCACTCCAGACTCTGGACAACACCGTGAACCAACTGCTGGGTTACCCCACTGGGGAGAACGTCCCAGACATCCTACGCAGCCTGAGTATCATTGGTTCCTCTGTGAACCTCGCGAACTCCGGTATCTACCAGCTTGCTGATATGGGTTTGATGCTCCAACAGTTTGGTGTGACCAAGACCTTTAAGGCGTTGGCTGGCACCAAGTTCGGACGTGATGCTATGGATGTGGCCCGCTCTTCGGAGTACGGTGCCCGCCTGCAAGACGTACTGGAAGCACGTAACGTAATGTCTGGGAAGTTCCGTAGCATCCTGACCCACCTCGAAGATAACCATGACATCGGTTCTCTGGGTGTGGCTCACCAGTACGTCCAACAGATGGGCCAAGGTACCCGCTTCGCTAACGGCATGGAATTTGTGCGCCGTGCGCAGAGCAAGATGGTGGCTGGTCTAATTGGGGATACTGTGGATGATGCAATTCGAGGCAACGCCGCCGCTGTAACCGCGATGAAGCGCTTTGGTCTGTCTGACGACGTGTTAGCGCGGGTACGTGCAGCTACTGCTAAGAACCCCGATATGCGCGAGTGGCCTTCTGACCTACGTTTGGACATGGAGACCATCGCCCACAATATGGCTGACAGTGTTGTGTTGGAGAATCGCTTAGGCGAGATTCCAGCATGGATGCAGTTCAGCTCTGTGGGCAAGGTGGTGCTCCCGTACATGACGTTCGTGGCTGGTGCATGGAACAAGATTCTGCGTCGTACCGGTAAGCTCGATGGTACTACCGGTATTGCTATGGCGTTTGCGTACCAGTTGCCACTGGCTACTATCGCAGCGACGGCTAGTCTAACTCTGGGTGGACAGGACGTTACACCGGAGAAGATTATGACCAAGGCAATTACGCAGGTTCCTCTGATGAGCTGGCTGGGCTTCGGTGTAGACTTCGTGTCTCAGGGGCCGACTAACAGCATTGCTGCTTTGAGCATTATCGACAAGATGTACTCCGCTACATCCTCTGTTGCCAAGGGAGAAGTTGACCCTGCAACGTTAATTAAAGCAGTTCCTTTCCTTGGTATCATGCCGGGAATGCGCCTGCTAGGCACAAGCCTATCTGATGACGACTAAGGAGAGAACATGTACTCAGTGCAGATTGAAACTTCTGACGGTACCTTAACCCGCGTTGAGCTGGGTATTGCGTACTTTGAACAGAACGACATCACTGTGTACCGTAACGAAGCTGAGACGCCGCTTGTACAGGGCGTCGATTGGCAATGGGACGGTGCTACTGCCATTAACCTACTGAAAGGCGCAGAGCCTGTAGGGAACCAGATTCTAATCTTCCGTAATACGGATAAAGAAAGAGCATTCAATATCTACGATGGTGGTGCTCCGTTCAGCCGCACCACATTGGATGAGAACTTCAAGCAACTCATCTATCTTGCGCAGGAATTCACGGAAGGCTCCGGCATTGCGGGCCTGTACCGAAATCTGAACATGCACGGTAACCGGGTAATTAACTTAGGTGACCCGCAAGACGCTTTGGATGCCACGAATAAAAAGTATGTAGACCAGCAGGACGCATTTTACGATAACAAGCAGACCACATGGAACCAGACACAGGATTTAGCTATTGCCGCGATTCTTGCCGGGTTAGACATTGGTAAGCAGATTTATACCATTCCATGGGTGGTAGTTGCGGCTGGTGGGGAAACATCCCTGAGTCCGCCATTTGTGTTCTCTTCTGCATGGGTATGGCGCAATGGCGTCATGCAGTATCCGGGACAGGCCTATGACATTATCACTAACGTGGTACACTTCGCGGAGCCACTGGTGCCGGGGGAGGATGTACTCATTGCCGTGGGCAGTGACATCGCACCACCATACCCTTACCCAACCCGTAAGAAGATGGAAGTATACTACAGTGGGTTATCTCTGGCTATTCCGACTACAGCAACCAACTTTATTAATTTAATCAAGAACTTGACGCCGACCAGCGGCAGTTTGAATGCCTTCATTAACACGAACACCAACAAGGTCAATGTGTACAATGAAGATGCCTCCCTGTTCTTCAAGGTGAATATCACCGGGAGTTGGACTACTACAAGTCAGAACCGAAGCATGGTACTTGATTTCGCTGGCACAAATGGCAACACGCTAACCGTTAACCGGGTAGATAACACTACCCCAGATATCATTCAGTTCTCCACTTATTTCTCAGTGGATAAGGACGGGAACATGGCGTTGAACGGTACAGCCCCAAGCATCAAATCTAATGGAAGTATCTTTACGGCTACTTCTATCCTGTTGACCTTGGAGCAAACTGTTGTGGCTACAAGTATTACACCCCATTAAGGAGATAGTATGGCAAAGGGCGCGAGTGTAGGTAAGCTGGCGGAGCTACATGAGATGTTGGCGCAGGTGTTGATTGACGACTTGCGCCAGTCACAGGAGGAGAAGATTCCCCTCCCTGCGGCTAACCTCGGCGTTATCCGGCAGTTCCTCAAAGACAATGAGATTACAGCAAGTATCGATGCTGATGACATGGTGCAGTTGCGCGATGAATTCGAGGCGGAACGTGCTGCTGACCGGGAGAAGCGTAAACAGGTGAAGCTACAGCAGACGCTTAGTGACTCCAGTTTCGATTATATCCTACAGTAAGGAGGTAGCATGGATGAGCGCGCGTTGTATCGTCTGCGCTTGATTGCGGAGCGAACCAGCCAATGGAAGGAACGCCCACAGGCGATGGAGAAAGACCTGCGGGAAGAGTTCGCTATGATGGTGTCTAGCGTGTTCACTGAGTTCACCGACTTTGCGGAGCTGGGGATGCGCTTCCTCGGCTTTGAGCTGACCCCTATGCAGAGGGATATTGCATGGTACATGCAGCACGGGCCAAGGAACAGCATGGTGGCCGCACAGCGTGGTGAAGCTAAGTCCACACTGGCTGCACTGTTCGCTGTATGGAACCTGATTCGTGACCAGTCGTACCGTGTACTGATTGTATCTGGTGGTGAGGCACAGGCGTCTGATGTTGCCTTGCTGGTCATTCGTATGATTGAGCAGTGGGGTTTACTGTGCTGGCTACGGCCGGATAGTACACGGGGCGACCGTACATCATACGCTAACTATGATGTACACTGTGACCTGAAACCTCTGGATAAGTCTGCCAGCGTGGCCTGTGTAGGTATCACCGCATCCTTGCAGGGTAAACGTGCTGACCTGTTGATTCCCGATGACATCGAGACAACCAACAACGGCTTGACCGCTACCAACCGCGAAGTGCTGTTGCTGCGCTCCAAGGACTTCTCTGCGATTAACACACACGGTAAGACGTTGTACCTCGGTACACCTCAGACCAAAGATAGTATCTACAAGACACTGGCAGCGCGCGGCTTTGAAATCCGTGTATGGCCCGGTCGTGTACCAACCCTAGAAGAAGAGGAACGTTACGCCGGAACACTGGCTCCGATGATTCAGGAGATGATTCGGAATGGCGCGGCACGTACAGGCTATGGCTTGGATGGCAACCGCGGCGAGGTAACCGACCCCGGACGCTACACGGAAGATGATTTAATCGGCAAGGAACTTGACTTCGGCCCTGAGGGGTTCCAGTTGCAGTACATGCTGGATACGTCATTAGCCGATGCACAGCGTACTCGAGTTAAGCTATCAGACGCCATCGTGGCGGCCTTGGGCAGTGATGCTGCACCTGACTTACTGTACTTCGCAGCGACGCCACAGTATCGCATCCAGAAGCTTCCTGAGGCTATTCAGACCGAGGTCATGTACAATGTGGCTGGCTCTGGGCAACTACTGCTCCCGTACCAACACAAAATCATGATTGTAGACCCTGCCGGTAACGGTGGTGATGAGGTAGCCTTCGCTTGCGGCGGCGCACTGAACTCGTACATCCACCTGTTTGGTGTTGGTGGTCTTCAAGGTGGTCTGATTGAGGAGAACTGTAATACCCTTATTGACTACTGTGAAGAGTTCGGTATCAAGGATATTGTCATGGAAGCGAACATGGGCCATGGTACCGCCAGTATGGTGCTGTTGAACGCCCTAGCCAAACGCCGCATCACCGACATGGGGGTTCGTGACATCTATGCTAAGGGGCAGAAGGAGCGGCGTATCATTGACTCAGTTAGTCCTGTGTTCCGCAGACACAAGTTCGTAATCCACGAACGTGCTCTGGAGATGGATGCTGAGTACTGTGCGAAGTACTCCCGCGATAAAGCCAAGTTGTACTCAGCCTTCTTCCAGTTGGCCGGTATTACGTACGACCGCGGCTCTCTTGCCAAGGATGACCGCGCCGATGCTATCGGGCATCTGGTGAATGAACTCAAAGGATTCTTGAGTGTGGACGAGGATAAGGAGGCGGAGAAGTTAGCACAGGAAGTAATGCGTAAATTCATGGTGAACCCAATGGGGTACGCCGACCAAGTAGTCCGTAAAGTATCCGGCACTAGAAGCCGACTAAGGAGATAACAATGGCATTAGCAGCAAACAAAATCAACGAGAACGTAGCGGTACGTGATGCAGCAACCGCAGTACTGAAAGGCTTCCAGCAGATTACGCAGAACGCCTCCCAGTTCACGGCCGCGGAGATTGCTGTGCTCCAGACGGAAGTCACTAAGTTGAAGACCGCACTGACCGCAGCTGGCGCAGCATAAGGAGGTACTGAATGAGCTTTGGCACAATTACCGCTGCACAGCGTCTTGCTGTGCGTGACACGGCGTTGCAGTCGTACGCGGCTACACAACCCTTCGCCCAGACTCAACGCGTCCCTACAGCCGCTGAGCTGGCTTTAATCACCCCTGTACTGGACAAGGCTGCCGCGGCACTTGCTGTGGCCGGTTCTACCGGTATTCCAGCTACCTCTGCTGTAGTAGCCAATGGTGCCACCCTCCCTCTGCAAACCTCCGCTGGTGTTGCGTCGGGTAACGTTACAGCTACTGTGGCCGCATCCGCGGTGAGCAACGTTAAGTTGCCTGCTACTACCGGTGTGGTTACGAATGGGCAGGTCATCACTGCTACCGGCTCTGGTACCACCGCTACTATCTCTGTAGCGGCTGGTGTAGTCAGTATCGTACTCAGCTAAGGAGTAAACATGAAGCGACTGTTAGTAAGCGCTGTACTGGCGTTAAGCCTGTCCGGCTGCGCTGCCACGTCTGCGTTGAACGCAGTCTCTGCTGTAACCGGCGGTAAGCCTGACGTTACGGCACAGGTAGGGAAGGAGAACGTCAAGCAAGGGCTTGGCGTGAACTCCAAGGTTGAAGAGACAACCACCATTAAGGATGTACAAGGCTCTGTGAACGCCTCTAAGCAGGGGCAACAGGTGCAGGCTGGTAATGTACAGGCAGAGACCGTTAAGGTCAGCAACGGTGCCCCTGTGCCCATGCTGGTGGCATTCGGTATCGGTATGGCGAGCGTGCTGGGGCTAGTGTTCTGGTTCGTCCCCTCACCTATCAAACGGAGGGACAGAGATGCTTAACAGAATCTGGCTGTACATCTGTGAATTAGTGCAGGATGGGACTACCCGGCTGGCGCTGGGTACATCCGGTCTAGTCACATACATGGGGAGTTTAAACTGGAATATGATTTTCATGGTCGCTGGCTTTCTGATGGGCCTTGCGACACTCCTCATTAACTGGTACTACAAACACAAGAACTCCAAAGTGTTTGAGCAGGCCAGCAAGGAGGCTGCGAAACGGGGGTACATTCTACGTGAGCCTAAGGAATAAAATTATTGCCGCTGTCGCTGCCGGTAGTATTCTCGGTGGCGGCATTACCGGCGTGGTCAAACATAACGAGGGTTACAGCGAGACGGCGTACTGGCTTGGTGATGGTAAGTGGACTATCTGCTATGGCGAGACCAACGGTGTTAAGAAGGGCCAGACGGCCACCAAGGCGCAGTGCAACGCGCAGCTTAGGGATAGCATTGCTGAGCATGCTAAAGCCTTTGACGGACTTCCTGAGAGCTTCTCAGACGTGCAGGTGCTGGGCATGACTGACTTCGCGTACAACGTCGGCGTACCACAATTCCGTAATGGCAGTGTGTACTCCGCGCTAAAGATGGGGAACGCCCAACAGGCTGGGCTGAACATCTTGAAGTACAAGTACATCACGTACAACGGGCGGAAGTTTGACTGCTCAACACCGGGTAATAAAGTGTGCTACGGGCTGTGGAAGCGTCGCTTATGGGAAGCCAAGGCGGTTCGTAATGAATTTAAATCTGTGCAGGAAGCAATGGCTGCACTACCTAAATAGGAGTTATTATGGCACTTACAGGCGCAACTAAAGTACGCGGCTTAGTACTACCGCTGGAAGCAGCGTTCAATGCATTTGTGGGCAGATTAGCCGGCGCGGCGGGATTAAGCGTCATTGGGCAGGTGGCGACTGTAGCTGCCCTACGTTCTACAGAACCAGCAGCAACGGGTGTGAAAGTACTCCTGAAAGAGCACTCGGCTGGTACCAGCACAGGCGGTGGTACATTCCAGCATGTACCGGACAGCACACTGCAAGATGATAATGGTGTAGTGATTGTTACCGCTGGCGGTAACCGTTGGGTGCGTGTACTCGATAATCCTCGGGATTGGAATATTGATATGTTCGGTATTCAACCGGGTACTGATGTAACGACTGCCCTACAGACAGTACTGAATCGCCTTGTTGATGCCGGTGGCGGTTCCCTCACCCTCCGGGCTGGTGCTAACTATACCATCTCTAATTCCATCACACTCGACTTGGGTAAAGTTCAGTTAGTGGGTAAGGGTGCAGCCTTTACCTGTATGAACGATAACTCCCATACGGCTTTTGTACTGGTTAGCTCCGCGCCCAACCCATTTGGTTCTCCTCTGCGTAACCGCTTGGTAGCATCTACCGGCATTGAGCTTATTGGCAATAACTACACTAACGATGCTGTGGTAATTCTCGGTAATGGTACTACGAACAAACCGGCGCAGTTCAGCATTAATAATTGGGTAATTCGTGGTTTCCGCAAGGGCATCATCACCCAACAAAATGCATACATGTTTGAGTTTGACCACTGCTCTATCACCCGTAACCTGTATGACATTTATGTTCCAGTGGACGCCGGAGATTCTGGGGAGCGTATGACATGGATTAACTGCGACTTCACATCCAACTTGTACACAGAGGGGGATGCGAGCACCCGTAGTTATGGCATTTACTCCCGCAGTGCTTCTAGCCTGCGCTTCATCAACTGCTCCTTTGACTGGCAGTGGTGCTTAATGGACGTTCTGAATACACAGCTATTCTTCGAGAACTGTCACTTGGAGTCTCCTAGCAGCAACTTCATTACTACCCCAAGTAATGATTATAGCTACATCGTTATGAACGGTACTAGTAAGGTGTACTTACATAACTGCTTTATTCTGCTGAACTATGTAGGTGGCGGTGTTCCTAGCAAGGTGCATGAGTCAGTAGCATACCTCGGGGATGCACGCTCTCGTTTGAGTGTAACGGGCAGCTTCGTGCATGTGTTCGGTATCTCTTGGTGGGGTCGTGGGGCCGGGTTAGTTAATGTGCAGGATGTTAGTACGTACAACGAGTTCGCACCAATTCTGGGCCGAAGCAACTCTTCACTGAACAGTCAGATTGTGAATGGGCATTTTACTCAGAATACCCCAGCGCCTAGTGCTATAGGATGGACAGCATCCTTCACTGCGGCCGGTGCTCCCGATGACCTGACGTACAGCACTGATGTGATGTACTCTGGTGCTCCGTACAGCCTGAAAATGTACAATCAGTTTGCTGGCACAACCAGTAAACACACCCTTGTTGTACCATACGAGGGTGGTCAGTACTACGTGGGGTTTGTTGCTGCGTACGCTGCTGTAGACGGTATTGTGCGTTCAGTGCGCCGTGTATTCTTGGATGAGTATGGAAACACTGTGTACAATGACCTCGACACTACTGTGTTTGGCACAAGCGGTAACTGGGGCACTCGTCGCCGTATCTTAGACTTGCAGAGCCTTGGTGTTGCGCACAAGCGCATCAAGAAAGTGCAGATTGAGATTGCATCTAACATTGGTAACCTTACCCCGTTCTACATCGGGCAGGTCATCTCACAAAGCTACTAAGGAGTTGTATGCATATTAAAGGTACCCGTAGCATCTTGGTACAACAGGTTTATGAGGGTGTCCTATTGGGCACCCGCCCTGAGACTGTACCAGTGCGCGTAGACTTAATTGGTGTGAACGTAGGCCCGGACTTAACCTCTATTGGTACATTCAGTATAACTGGTGAGGTTGATTCAGTTTCTATTCCCATGGGTACAGCGCAGTGCTCGTTCCAGTTCAACCAGTCTGGCCCGACTCTGCAACAGCAGGCGTATGCAAGCATGGTTGGGAGTGCCGAGCTTGAATCAGCTTCATTGGTAGTTCCATAGTTCCCGTTCCGGGGTGCACGTTCTATGCACACTCAATTTTTATTATACTCATGCGAGGGTGTCCCTCCACTCATTCAGCACGCTGCGTCCCCCGTGGGGTGCTGCTCTGTGGTGCTGTGGCTGGGGACTCTCGCTCATCTCTCACTCTCCTTCCTTACCGCGTGCGCGTGCGTGCGGTTCAGTCTCGCGTGCATCGCGCGCTCATTATCCCGCTCATCAGTCCGCTCTCTCACTCTCGGCCTGTCGGCCTCGTGCTCGGTCGCTCCGCTCTCATCGCAGGTGCTCTCTGGTGCTCTCAGCTATCGCTGGGTGTGCTGGGGCGCGCTTGCATTCTTCGCGCCCGACTCTCTTCGCATTCTTCGCTCTCGTCTTCTCTCGTTGGTGCTCTTTCTCTCTCTCACTGCACGCTCTGGCTTTCCGCCTATGTATTCCGGCGGCTACGCGTCGGTACGTTGTTCATTCTTCACAGTCGTTCCTCCTTATAGTGGACATCTTAATAACTCTATTGAATACAGTAACTTACGATGTACCTTAAAATACTTGGTTCTGGTGGTTGCATTCCATAATTCAGTGTGTTCTAATGGCCTCACTGAAACGGCAGCACTGACTAGTAGCATACCTCGAGTTACTCTGATTAGTCATCGAAGTGTTAAGTAGCTATCCGGTGGCGTATGAAGATACCAGAAAGATTGTTAATAAGGTGTCCGCTCTAAGGGAACTTAGGAGGACACATGAAACAAGTAATACGTAGTGTCGATTTACAGGGTATTGAGCAAGCTGGTTATGATATACAGTGCGACGGTGCTCTGATTAGTAGAAAGTACAGCAAAGAGAGAGTAATCCGCGGTGCGGTTAATAACTGCGGTTACAAGGTTTATAATCTCTCAATTGCCGGTAAGACCACATTGTACTTAGCGCACCGTCTGGTAGCTGAGAAATACATTGACAAAGTGGATGGCAAGCGGTACATTAACCACATCGACGGCAACAAGCTGAATAATCACGCTAGCAACTTAGAGTGGTGTTCGATGCCTGAGAATGTAGCACACGCTCTTAGTAATAAGATGCTTGACAGAAAGAACGGAAAGTTCCATACTGTCAATCAAGCTGTTAGCCAGCGCGGATAATGAAACCTTCCGGTCTAGCTCATTAAAAATCCGATTCAGTATGAAGCAAGCGCTTAACGCCTTCTGGGTGGCTGCTAGAACCTTCTGGTTCCATGACGCAGTGTGTTGCTTGCCTCTTTCCGGCTACGGCTGGTACTGAACGGACACAATCTGGAAACAGGCGAAATACCGCATGGAAGCGGGACTACCTCACAAGTACTGCGTGAGGAATGAGGAGAACATTATAAACATCTCTGATTATGTTGCCTACGATGCTACTAGCGGTGTTATAACCTCTAAGCAATCCCTAGGTAACAGGAAAGCAAGTTCTCTCATGGGTACAGTTGATAAGGCGGGTTATCTCACCTTTGTGTTACGTGGTAAGCGGTACAACAACGCTGTTGACGCTTACACTGAGCGCTGTAACCTTGCGGAGAAACCCCACGGTGAGTACTACCACCCATAAGGGTTAGGGTAGGACATTCATTGAGTGCCTTACCCACCTAACCCTAACCAACTAGAAGGTACTACACCATGACTACTACAGTAATCAAAACAGTAATCAAACAAACCGCCGCTAAGAATATCGCTAAGGCACTGCGTACTCAACACACCGCACGCCGTGACCTGACGATTTCCGCTTTGTTCTCAGCGCTGGTACACGCCGATATCACCTTCATGGCTGGCTTCACTAAAGCCGATGCTGCGATGTTTGATACTACGCTGCGCACGATGTTGCCAGTGCAGTTCAAACAGAAACAGGGCGGCTACGTTTATGACCGCCAGAAAGCTGACAAGCTGCGTGCTGAGTTGAGCGTTGTGTTCAACGAAACCACGTGGGAAGAGTTCAGCGATAAGCTGCTGAGTATCTGGCTGAACGGTCATCAAGCGGCGCAGGCCGAAGAAGTGGACGCTCAACAGAAGCGCCAGAACGCTAGCAAGTCCGTACAGCGTTCATTGGAGAAGGCGCTTGCCGCTGGCCTGTCACTGCACGAGCTGGAAGTGTTGTTCACTAAGTTCAAAGCAGCGAATGGCGGCGTGATGGCGTCTGATGTGTTCAAAGGCGTTCTGCCGAGCACTCAGCCAGAAGCAGCAGCACCAGTAATGCAGCATTAAGTGATTCGCTCAAAGTCAGCCATGCGGTTGACTTTGCTCGTTATCATTCGATAGCGGTTAACCACAAGGAATAGAATATGCCTATGTCTTACGCGAAGTATCGTCGTCGTAACAGCAACCGTGCTAAGCACCAAGCGGCTATCTCAGCCGGTTATAGCAAGCTGTTTAACTTCTATGCTAGCCGTGGCTTCCTCATTCAGCCTTAAGGATATCATCTATGGATAAGGCCGCGCTGCACGCTGCTATCATGCAAGTGGTTGTGGCACTGGATAACCCGGCGCTGAGTATCTCAGCCATCACAACCTTGCAAGCGCACTTAAAGCAATTGCAGGTTGAGTACGGCCAGAAGTGACGCCAGCAAGCCCAGCCAAGTGGTTGGGCTTGCTGGTAATCATTCCGATTGCTAATTAAGGAGATGTACCTGTGAGTTCAACAGTTAAGATTGTGCTGCCCGCCAGCCAACTGCACAAGAAACAGTACGGCGCAGTGGTACAGCGTGTGTTCCGTGTATCTCAGGAGCACTGCCAAGCTGTAGCGGCGCGCGGAGAGAACCTAACCGTGGTTGCATCATCTGGGCAAGTCATCGCCTTCCTGATAGCACGTGACCAAGCCGGGTTCGTGAACACATTCAAAGAGCTGGGAATGGAGTTTGTACACCTCGGCGCGGGTAAAGAACGCTTCCCGTCTGAGGTACACGTGTACAATCCGAATAACCGCACCGATGAAACCTACCTGTAAGGAGTCGCCTAATGTTTAAATTAGTG